CATTCGGCCAGGGCAGCATTGAGGTCGAGATGGCCACCCGCGCCGATGTGGACCGCTACTTCGGCCGCATGACCGACACGGTCAACCCCAACATCTCCATGCTCCACATGCAGGAGCTAGTCGATTCGTGGCTCCTCGACATGAAGCTGGTCGTCGCCCAGATCATGCAGCTCGCCCAGCAATACATGACGCCGGAAGAAGTCGCCCGCATCACCGGCAACCCGGTCGCCATGACCGAAGGCGCCGCCGACATCCGCGGACAGTTCGACGTGACGGCAGATTTCGACGCCCGCACGTTGGACGCCGCCGCCCTCGAGGCCAAGCTGACGTTCGTCGCGCAAACTCTGGTGCCGCTGGACTCCTTCGGGATTTTGGACCGCGCAAATTTGATCCGCTACATGATGGCCGCTCTGGATCAAAACCTCTCCGACCTCATCGTGCAGGACATCGGAGTAGCCACCGCCGCCGAGCAAGAAGACGAACAAACCGCCTTCGCAAAAATCGCCGCAGGCACCGAACCGCCATTGAAAGAAGGCGGCCAAAACGCGCAAGTAAGACTGCAAACCTTGCAGCAAATCATTCAGTCCAACCCCGCCGTCCAGCAGCGCTACGCCCAAGACGAAATCTTCCGCAGCATGATCGACGCGAGGGCACAAGCCTTCCAGTTCCAGCTCCAACAACAGCAAAACGCCGTCATCGGCCGCACCGGCGCGCAACCCGCGCTGCAAAAGCTGGCCCAAGACCAGCAGCTCGGCATGCCGCAACAACCCGCCGCCTAACGTATGCACCCCAACGTCTCAGTCAGAAACATCGCCGGTCTCAACATTCCGCAGCATAACGCCGTCGAGCTGAATTACGTCTCAACGACAAACAATCTCTCCACGGTGGTCTACAAAGAAGGCAGCCAGACAGTCGCCACGCTCACCTTCACCTATGTCGGCGGCACGCCGACAGCGAATGACGCCAAGATTGCCACCGTGACCCGCTCCTAATGGCCTTCGGATTCAATCCTTTTACCGGCAACTTCGACCTCACCGGAGGAGGCGATGCTGCGCCGTTCGCCGGACAGGTAGACGCCTACGCTGACCTGCCGCTCGGCACTACCGCCGCGCTCAATAGTCGCTGGCTGGTGAAAAACAATTCCGGCACTTGGCCGTTTAGCACCTACAAGCAAGGCGGCATTTATATTCGTGTCAACACGGTCGGCGCCTCCCGCGACACCGACTACCAGTTTGTCGGCACGTTGCCCTCGGTGATGAACGACAGCGAGTTTCTCGTCTACGACGATACGGACGCGACCAAGAATCTAAAGTTCCAACTCTCCGGCATCACCACCGGCACCACCCGCACGCTCACGGCCCCCGATGCCTCCGGCCGCATCCAGCTCGAAGGCCAAGCCATCGGCGACACCACGCCCGCCGCAGGCACCTTCACCACGCTTCGCATCAACAGCACAAGCACACTTGAGGCGGGTATAGGCAGGCCGAACTTGGGCGTTATGGGCTTTAATCGGCAAGACAATCCGACTCAATATAATGCCGCCATAGGATTCGACGGCACGTTGCGCGGTTTTATTGTAAATTCAGCCGCACTCATCGGCTTTTCCAACGGAAACCCAACATCAGTTTCTGGAGCGGACACACGCCTATGGCGCGACGCCGCAAACACCCTCGCGTTGCAAAACACGACCAACGCCCAAACCTTCAACATATACAATACCCATAGTTCGAGCACGAACCACGAACGTCTACGTTTGGCTTGGGCAAGCAATGTCGCCATCATCGGCACGGAGAAGGGATCGGGCGGCGGGACGGCGAGGGCGCTGGAGTTTCAGACGGATGGGGTGACGCGGTTTTCAATTTCAGATGCAGGTGCTGTGCGGGTTATTGGGGCATTGCGCGTTGGGCCAAATTTTAACAGTGGTTCTTTAGTTGTTCAACATGGTGACGGGGTGGAAGCGTTTCGCTGCCAATACAACGCCACATTCGATTTTGGTGGTCGCTTGTTTCAAATGGGCGCGGGGGGCACGGGAGGAACAATCCAAATTCACACCGATGGCGACAACTTGATGGCCCTCCGTCGAGGAACGAACGCGCAAAATCTCCGCATCTACAACACCGTCAGCGGCACCAACAACGTCAACTTCGAGCGGACGAATTTCCGCTGGGCCTCCAACGAGTTTATCCTCGACGCCGAAGCAGGCGGCACAGGAACCCTGCGCGGCATCAAGATCGGCAGCGCGACTTCCTCGCTGCTTGGCTTCTTTGGCGCAACGCCAGTAGTGCAACAAGCCGCCGTAGCAGACGCAACAGACGCCGCCAGCACGCAAGCAGGACTCAACGACCTGCTCGCCCGCCTCCGCACACTCGGCCTCATCGCCACCTAATTTATGATACCGAATCCAACACCCATCGAAACGCCCGCCGTAGCCGCCAAGGTCTACGACCGCCTGCACGTTTACAGTCTGTCCGCCATCCAGCCGACCGCTGATTCCGGCAGCATTACGGTCGAACTCCTGCCCGCAACCGCAGACGGCGAACTGGCCAACGGCTCGCTCGTCCAAAAGATGACCGCGCCGTTGAGTCCCGAAATCATGCAGGCGGTTCCCGAACTCGCCGCCGCGTTTGAGGCAGTCCTCGCCGCGATTCCCGCGACCCAAGCCTACTTGGCCAGCCAGCAGGAGCAGCCCAATGAATAAGCAAGTCACACTCACCGAGGCCGAGGCCAAGGTCGTCATGCAGTGCCTTGATCTCGCCGTCAAAACCGGCGGGCTGAATGCCGCCGCGCAGATCCTGCCGCTGGCGACCAGCATCGAAAAACAACTCACGGAGGAAGCACCCGCTACTGAATAATGAGGACTGTCACCTTACAGTCTATCTTGCTCCGCGCATGGCAACGTGTCGGCAACGACGCCAGCACCATCGACGCCATCCCATCCGGCGCAAGAACCATGATGGTCGCCGCCGCCAACGAGCGCATCGCCGACTGCTGGGAGTGGAGTGACTGGTCTGAGCTTATGCGCGTCGAAAGCCGCACCGTTCAGGGCGATGCCACGAACGGCTATTACATCGACTACGAGCAGAGCGGCCAGACCGCCATGGGAGAGGTCTTTGGCGTTTTAAGAGACAACCCTGCAACCCACGCCGCGCCCCGCGCCATTGGCTATACGCTCCTCGGAGATGCCATTCGCTTCCCCGAAGACACCGACCTACCAACCACCGTCTGGGTCAACTTCCGCATCCGCCCGACCGAATACAGCGCCAGCAACCTCTCCGCGACCGTGCCCGCCGTCATCGCCAAAGCAGTCGCCCTTATGCTGACCTCGGACCTGCTCACCGAAGACGGCCAGCTCGACAAAGCACTCGCCATGGAACAGATGGCCGAGTCCGAGCTGATCTCCCAGCGCGACAAATACTATTTCCAGCAGGGCCAGCCCTCCATGTGGACCGCCCGCGTCAACCAATACTAAAAACCTATGCACCCTAACGTCAGAACAACCAACCGCCAGTCCGGCGCCGTCTCTATTGCCAACACCGACACCGTCAGCGGTGAGTTCGTCAGCATCGACGTGATGACCGACGCAAAATTCCACACGCTCACCGGCAACCTCACCGGCGCCGCCAACGCCACCGAAGGCAGCGCCCACACGATCAAGGCCGGCACGACCCTCGACGGCTTCTTCAGCGCCATCAAGCTGCACAGCGGCACCGTCATCGCCTACCGCAAATAGTGAGGAGCCGGACGATGAGCCTGTCGTATTTTCATCATAACATGAGCACCACCGAGAAGGGTGTGCTTGGAACGGTTACTAGCATCGGCTCAAGCGTCTTCTCAATGCTCCCTCACCTAGAAACAACCCTGCGAGTCGCCGGGCTTTGTGTCGGCCTCGCGGTCGGCATCGTCACCTTAATTTCGGTCCTTCACGACCTCCGCAAAAAACAGAAGCAAAAATAATATGAGAAACTGGAAAACATCACTCCTCGGAGTCCTCACAATCATCGCAAGTCTCAGCACCGCTGGCCGCGAGTTCCTCGCCAACGGCAGCATCCCCGACCTCGGCCTCATCGCCGCGAGCCTGCTCGCCGGTTGGGGCTTGATCGTCGCCAAGGACAACAACGCCCGCCTCTGACTCCATGCCCGCCCGCGTCACAAAACTCATTGCGTGTGTGATCCTCGCCGCGAGCTGGGCTGCTCTTGCGGCTGGTTGCGTCACGGTGGGCTACGACTTCATTAAGCAACAGGCAACGGTAACTGTCACGCCGAGCACTAAGGGCCACGCGAAGTAAGCGCATGTGGAAGTGGATCAAGAGACTATTTGGAAAGCCGTCCGCGACTGGCCCAGCGCCAGCCTCGCCGAGCTTGCCATTAGAATCCACAACCGTCTCCACACCCGCCGCGAGCAAAGCCTACGACGAACGCCGTCTCAACACCCCGAACAAAAGCGGACGCCCCATCACACCGGCCATGATCGTCCTGCACCATACGAGCGGCAGCTATAACGGCTCCGTCTCTTGGTGCATGAACCCCGCCAGCAAAGTGTCCTACCACGTCATCATCGCCAGAAACGGCAACCGCACCGTCCTCGCCGACGACACGGCCCGCTGCTGGCATGCAGGCATCAGCTCATGGCAAGGCGCTCCAGACTGCAACAGCTACAGCCTCGGCGTGGCGTGGGATGGAAACACCTACGAAGACCCGCTCGGTGAAGCGGCGATGGACAGCGCCATCCAATACATCGTGCCCCGGATGAAGCGCTGGCACATCCCCATGTCCCGCGTCGTGACCCACCAGCAGATCGCACCCAATCGCAAGAACGACATCTCTCCCGCCGACGCAGCGCGGTTCAAAAGCAGGCTGAAGGCGGCGCTCAACTAATGGCATTAGAATCTCCAGTGCAGCGCGATGGTGACGCCGGTTTCCTCGGCTTCGCCAGCCGCTTAAACCCGCTCACGCTTCCGGCAGGCATGCTGCAAGACAGCGTGAACATGCGCTTGGATCGCGGAGTCGCCCAAACCCGCAAGGGCAGCAAGCGCCTCACCGACACCATCGGCACAACCGGCGCCCCGCTGACCCTCGACTTTACCCTCGGCACCGACAAGGCCGTTACCTCAATCGCCCGAGCATCGACCACGGCGACCGTTACGGCCACCGCCCACGGCTTTACGACCGGCGACCAAGTGAACATCCGTGGCGCCGTGCAGACCGATTACAACGGCGACTTCATCGTCACCGTGACGGACGCCAACACGTTCACCTACACCGTTATCGGCAGCCCCGCGACACCGGCCACCGGCACCATCGTTGCCAACAACGGCCCCGAAGTCCGCGACTCCTACGAGGGCGGGCTTTACGCGGCCGGAGTCTTTGCCAGTCAGAACTACGACAACGCGAACGAATACATTGTCCTCGCCGGATCGGATAGCGCCACGCTTTACCGGCAAGGACAATCTCCTGTGGTCAAGACTTACCCGACCAGTCCCGCAGAAAAGATCGAAGGCACAGACACCGTCAGCGTTGTCCAAGCCTTTGACCGTCTCTACATCCTCCGCGAAGCCGACCGCGCCGTCACCGGCTGGGAGCAAAAGCTCACAACCGCTTCCGGCATAACGGTCAGCACCACCACGGCCACCATTAACGTCACCGCCCACGGCTACCCCGAAGGCGCCCGCGTCCGCATTGAAGGCAGCACAACGCCCGCCTTCGACGGCCACGAATACGACATCACAGGCATCGCCACCGACTCTTTCACCATCACCGTTCCAAGCGGCACTGCAACCCACGCTGCCGCAGGCATCAAGGTTCGCCGCGTGAAGCCCCCAATCTATTGGGACGGCGGCGCTGGCAACTTCGTCCGCGCCACCGCAGGTGTGCCAAGCGAAGGCGTCACCTACACCCGCATGCCGAGCATCGGCTGGGCGAGCTACCACAACAACCGCATGTGGATCGCCAAGACCCGCAACACGGTTGGCATCTCGGACGTTCTGGACGCCGACCTCTACGATCCGTTTTGGAACAGTTTCCGCGCAGGCGTTGGCGGCGATGACCGCATTGTCGCAGTGCATCCATGGATCGAAGGGCAAGCCCTCGTCTTCTGCCGCAAAAGCATCTGGCTTGCCACCCTCGGCCAAGTGTCTTCCACAGATGGCAGCGACTTCGCGGTGGATACTCCGGTGTCGCAGCTCACGCTCCTCACCAACGAGATTGGGTGCAGCGCCCGCAACACCATTGTCACCGCTGGCAGCTTCGTCTTCTTCCTTTCTGACGCAGGCATCTACCGCCTCGATAGCCGCCTCGACCTCAAGGTGCGAGGCGACACCAAGCCGCTCTCTGAACCTATCGCCGACCTCTTCAGCCAAGTTGTCCAGTCCCGCGTCGAGAAGTCTGCATTCGGCGTATGGCACGCCAACCGCTACCTCATTGCGCTCCCGACCAGCACAGAACCGCTCGACGGCAACCAGCTCGTCATTGCGTGGAATGCCCTGACGGACACATGGGAATACCGCGACATCTATCCGAGTAGCGCCTCGGTCAACCAGATCCTTGTCGGCACCTACGACAACCAGCGCCGCGTCTTTTCAATCCCCCGCTCTGGCAACCTCTACCTGCTGGAAGAAGAGAACACTGCCGTGGACGCCAATGCGGCGAGCAGCTTGGTCGGCAGCAACCCTGTTACCGGCAGCCTCAAGACCCGCCGCTACGATTTCGGCGACATGCACTCCAAGCGCTTCCTCCGCACCATCGCCGATGTGGTCATTCCGGTAGGCGCCAGTGTCAGCACAAAGATAAAGACCATCAACCCTGACACCGAGACAACGGTCGGCACGCTGACCAATAGCGCAACCAGCGCCGAGGATTACAACATGAAGGCGCCGGTGCGCTACAAAGCGCACAGCGCCGAAGTCATTTACGAAACATCCAACGGCCGACCGGAGATCCGCTCGGCATCCATTGAGGCATCGCCCAAGTCGTTGCCTCCGACCGAAACAAGATCAGCAGCATAACTACTATGGCCTCATATAATTACACCTTCACCTCTGGGGATACCGTGACCCCGACTAAGTTGAATTCCGCCCGCACCGTCAGCGAAATCGTCAACGCTGACATCAAGAGCGATGCGGCGATTGCTGGAACGAAGGTTGATCCTAATTTTGGAAGTCAGAATGTTACAACGACTGGAGTAGGAACATTTTCGATATTAGACATCCGGCAAGGCGCTCCTCGGGTGCAAATCAATGAAACCGATGCGTCAACGAACAATAAGCAGTGGGACATTCTTGCCGATAACGAGGGAATGTTTATCCGCGCGGTCAATGACGCTTACAACGCCGCCGGAAACGCCATCGAAATCCAGCGGACTGGAACGACCATTGATTCTGTCTCGATGCCGAATGGCAATGTGGGGATTGGGACGAGTTCGCCGCAGTCGAAGCTGGAAGTTGCCGGAAATATACACACAAAGTCTTCGGAGCAATACAGCGGCCTTGCGGTAAGGAACGCCACTAACACGGTAGGCTTTATTATTGGCAGTTCCGCGACCAATGACTCAGGTTCGCTCGGCCTGCTAAACGGCGGAACCCAATCCGTTGCCCTGCAAGCCAGCGGAGTGTCTTATCTTAACGGAGGCAACGTCGGCATCAACACCAACAACCCCACCTCCAAACTAACAGTCGTAGACAACAGCGCCAACGACGCCGTGCGCATCACGCAGACCGGCAGCGGCAATGCGCTGGTGGTGGAGGACTCGGCGAATCCTGACGCTACACCGTTTGTGGTGACGGCGGATGGGAGTGTGGGCATTGGCACTGCGCCCAGCGCCGGAGTAAAACTAGATGTTGTTGGGGTCATTCGTTCTGCTTTCGTAAGTGTAATTAATGGCGCGGCGTCTACATATCGCTTTCTTGCTTTTGAAACAAACGCCGTAAGGCGCTGGGACATTGGGGCCACCGATGACGCAGAAAGCGGTTCCAATGCTGGTTCAAACTTATTCCTGCATAGATTTTCGGATGCTGGAGCGTTTCTTGAACGAGTCCTGCACATCTCAAGAAGCACTGGAAACATTGGCATCAATACCAGCATCCCCACCGAACGCTTAGAAGTCAACGGCACGGTCAAAGCCACAGCATTCAGCGGGCCGCTCACCGGCAACGTCACCGGCAACCTCACCGGCACCGCCAGCGCCATCGCGGACGGCAGTGTTAGCACGGCGAAGATTGTGGATGCGAACGTGACCTTGGCAAAGCTCGTCACCGCAGTGCAGGAGGCGCTTGTTCCGGCGGGTGCGGTCCAAGCGTTCGCCATGAACAGCGCCCCCAGTGGCTGGCTGGCGGCAGACGGCACCAATGTCAGCCGCAGCACCTACGCCGCGCTATTCAGCGCCATCGGCACGACCTACGGAGCTGGCGACGGCAGCACGACTTTTGCCCTGCCCGACCTGCGCGGCTATTTCGTGCGCGGCAGCGGAACCAACAGCGACGCCACGGCGTCTGGCACGTTTGGCGCAAAGCAGGCGGATGAACTTAAAAGCCATAGTCACACAGTTGATGATAACAGCGTGGCAAGCAACGGTAATTTCGGCCCCGGAGGGGCAGCGCCGTATCCATCGGGTGGCGTCACAAGAACAACGTCCGACACCGGCGGCACCGAAACCCGCCCGAAGAACATCGCCATGTTGTATTGCATCAAGTTCTAAGCATGACCCCATGGCAACGCGCAAAACACTGGTGGGACAACCACAGCACGCAAGACTTCTGGGAGCTTGTCGGCGAGCATCTGTCGTCTGGCTTAGTCCACGCCACACCGGAAGTCTTTCTGCTGGCCTCGGAGTTGCGGTGGAACGCGGAGGAGAAGTGCTTTGAAAGCGGCGAGCCAAATTGTTGGTTCGTCACTTTGGCTGCTGCTGTTGGCCGCGCAAACCCTGTGCGGGAGTTTATGCGCGTGGCGACTCGGCCGCAGCAATACGCGGCTTGGTGCCGCAGGGGCAGCTTTGAACCGCGAGTCTACGATTGGGACAAACTAATTAGCAAAACAGGAGGATAATACTATGGGAGGAAGATCATCATCACCCGCGCCGCAGCCAGTGCCAGCCGCACCGCCGCCGATTGATTACGACAAGATGGCCGAGGCCAGTATCCGCGTAGCTCGCGCACAGACAGCGGAAGAAGAAGCAGCGATCAAGCGGCTATACCCTGAGTATATCCGCATGCAGTTTGGCACAGCGGACCAGCTCTCGCGCAACCTCGACAACCAGTTCTCCCAGTTTGCCCGCCAGACCATCCTCGACGAGATGGGCCGCGATATGGGGCCGAGCGCGCTGGAGAACCAGATGCGCGCCCTTGGCGCCAGCGCCATGTCCTACCGGCCGGATCAAATCTCCGCGCCGACCAACATCCGCAACG